TGAACTCAGTCCGTTGTGCTGTTTGCGTTTCCATGTCCATCTGTCTTTCCCTTTAACATCTTTTGTAACTCGGCAGTTGAACCCACAAACAATGCGTTAGTAACATTTTTTGGTGCAGTGTTAGGAACTTCTTTGAGTCGTTTCATTTTCTCTTGCAACTCACCAAGTTTCTCTGTAACCTCTGCAACTTGTTTAATCAGATTACCAGCAACTTCATAGGTGCGTGGATGTTCTGATTCTTTTGCAATCTCAAGAATACCTTCGATTGCATCTTGCCCTCTCTCTACCAGATTATAAAAATTTTCTCTCTGGTATTTGTAGTCTGCATCAACATCCTCAAAATCATCTGATGGTCTTTTGACAATCACTTTTGTTTTTGCACCCTTGAGTTCTTGTTCAACAGGGTCAAGAACACCAAGTGCCTCATCAAGGACGTTAGTGTGGTCTTTCATTACTTATCAGTTCCACTTACAGGATCAAAGTTTTTTGCATCCTCAAAGAAAGAGGTAGTTTCGTTAAATCCAAAATCATCATCTGCGTCAGCACTAAACGGTTTTGGTGTGGCTGTATATCTTTGTTCTCTCTTTGGTGAGTTATCTTGAATGTCTGTGTATTGATCCACTTGCACTGTTTTGATAATTTTCTGTGAGGTGACAGGCCCATACAAGTAAAACTTAGTGGTAAACCCTAGAGTGTATATGATTGCTCGTCTTTCTCCAAACTCACCACGATAGTTGTCCTCATAAGCAACAGAGTTTAAAACAATAGGAACGTCCCTAGATATTCCCATGTCTGTCATGTCCTTAATCGTAAGAGTGTAGTCTGGTTGAAAGTACGGTAGTATCTGTTCTACGATCTGTAATGCATCGTCTGATTGTTTTGCCATTGCATACAACTCAATATCCAAGTTATATGGGACGGGCATATATTGAGAATCCAATTTATTTGAGTTTGATGATGCACTTTTTACTTTTTTAAATCTTTGAACACGATTTAATTTTCTACCAGCATCGTATGTAAGATTCTGTATTTCAAACCCCAATCGTGGTAAAGTAATTGCAACCTTACTGTCAAGACTTGCGTCTGCATCTAATCTCGTTAACCACTTTTGTCTTGGCCCGTATGCCAGTGGAACTTTCATAGTTTGTATGATATTTCCAGAATTGTTCTTACGAACCAAATGTATATTATTAAATAAAGTACCAAACGCAACAATGACGTTTCGCATGGTCTCATGGTAAAATTGTTGTCCTAACATTAGTTACTACTCCCAGCGTCACCAAATGGATTTTTCTCTGAAAAATCTAAAACATTATCGTCTAGTTCATCAAAGAGTTCATTTTGTGATGTTTTATCTATGACATTACTACTGTCCCTATTACCGACTATATATGTCTCTTGTAATAGATATGATTTATCACCACTATCTGCAGCATTTTCAAGAAGTATGTTTGTACCAGCAGAAGTTGTTTCATCCTCACCTATAATATTATCTCCAGCATTAGTTGAGTCACCATCTGTTCCATCAATCAACAACAATCCTAGATCAGTTCCATCAACAGAAATTCTAATGTCCTCATTGTATGTTCCAGATTGTTCCAAAGTAAACTGATACTCACCAGTATCAATACTAAGTTCACTTTCAATATTGTCAAGTTCAGTGATACCTGTATCAATTTTTTCTTGACTGTATTCAAACTGTTGACATCTAAGTTTGTAAACAGGATTGTTATCAAGTTGATGAAATGGCTCATCATGGTCAACAAAGTTTACTTGAAACATTTTTCCAAGTATAGGATGATAAACTAAGTCACCCTCCTGTGGTCGATCTGCGTCAGTTGTTGCAGTATCCATAAGAATATAAAACTCACTACCACTTTCCTCTGATAATAAAAAAGTAGTATTGTCATCCTCTAAAACAATATTGTCACCATCCTCATTAAATATAAAACTTTTGGTAACTGTAGATAGTGTTGCAGATGCAGTAGACTGATTGATTGAACCAGCCTCTAAAAGTATTGAACCACCTGTGGTGTCTGTTTCATCTTCAAGAGTAACTTGACTATCCAACTCTTGAAATCTTTGTTTACTAACTACAAAGGTGATTTCGTTACGATTCTCCAAACCAAACTGAGTCATAATCTCTTTTTCACCAGCATACCCACCCTCTGCATCCTCTACATACATTTCTATAGGATGTTGTGTGGTAAATTTAGAGAGTGCGTCTTCACCCAAGATGTTGTCTATCGCAACAGACGTGCGGTCTACATAGTAAACATCATGACCATATATTTGTATGGCCTCCTTAATCAAGTCTCTGTACAGATTTTGTTCTGTTTTGAGAGCTGCTAAGTTATTTGTGTGAAAGACACTATTGGTTGCCATGTTATCCTATCATTCCCCAAACTGGAGTTTCATATGCAAGTTGTATCTGTTCTTCTAAGTTTTGTATTTCCTCTATTGCTTGAGAGTATATGGCCTCACCGTTCATGGTAACACCACCCAACATCGCAACTCCGTTAAATTTAGATAAGTTTGCTCCCCACTGTCTTTTTATCAATGCGATTGCATATCTTTTTAAATACAAATCATTGTAAACATCAGTAAAAGTGTCTGGGTCTAATTTACGATAACACTCTATGACAAGAAATTCATCTGCTGCTATATCATTTGTCCAATCCATATCTATGTACAGACGATTTTGATGTTGATTAAATCTTAAAGGTTTTTCACCCACTAAAATATGAGAAAGATAATCTAAGTGTTTCATTGTCATGTCATAATGAATAATTGACGTAGATGAAAAATCATATAGGTCATTTAATCTAAGTTGGTATCTTAGATCAAACATATTGTTTGTTGTTTGATCGTCAAAAGGAAACACTTGTATGACTGATACCACTGCTTCTGGGATTGTAATAAACCCCTTACCCTCTAACCAATCAGCGGTGATACTACCAGTGACTTTATCCGTTGCAGTTGTTGTGGTATTTTCTGCAGCCCTATCAATCTCTGCCTGTGTCATCTTGTGTTTGAGATACATTCTCTCAATACCATCATAATGATATTGTGCAAAGTATTGAAGTGCTTCGTCTATTCTGTCGTCTGCCTGTGCGTCTGATACGTTTATATCAATGACACCAAAACCAAGTGAACGAAGACAATAATCTTTGAATGTAGATTTTGAGGTTGGTGTAGCCATATCTTATCCTTTTATAACCTATTTAGGTTTCTCCTATTTTTTGGAAAACAATGTGAGTCTGGCAAATGTCTGCGTTTCCAGAAAAAGTAACATTTGTCACGTTGGAGAGAATATTAAACTTTAATTTGTGGGTTGTTGTATTTGTTACGTCAAACGTGGCCGACAAACTTGCATTTTTGAAGTACGTGCCAGTTGTTGATGTTGTTGAGGAGTATGACTCTCCCAGAGCGTTATAATCTGAATTATTTACGGTTGCATATATAATACCGCCAGCGTAAACTACCGTGTTTGTTGCCATCATCAGATGATAAGTTATTAGATACTTCCCTGTCTCTGAGAAACTAAAAATTCCAGAGCTTTGGGACACCAAACTGCCAACACTCGTTTGCCCTCTAGCGGCTGATACGTTTCCATCAACGTCTGCCCAGTTTGTAAGCGTTTCTTGTGTATTATTTGTCGATGGAACTAAATCCGATGTTAGTATAAAAATTTGTGTCGGATGTGATATTTTTGCTGCACCAGTAACCGTTAGATCACCTGAAGCGGTTAAATCGCCATCAGATGCGATGGTAATTGCTCCAGCAGTTGTTGATGTTCCTATTGTTCCACCATCCTTAATTACAATGTCATCTTTGAATGTTACGATACCTGTTGATGCAAGTGTCATAACATCTGCAACGGAAGCGTTTCCTATCGTACCACCATCTTTTAAAAGAAAGTCATCTGCGATTGTAAGTAATCCAGCAGAACTTAATGTCATCTTTGCAGTTGCAGCTGAATTAGCAGATTCTTGAACCGCAGTGGTAAATACTAACTTTGTTGCATTTGCATTAGCTCCAAATGTTCCCTCTGCGATTGCGTGAATACCAGCAGCAACATCAGCTGCATCTGTTCCATCTGAGTCACCAGCAGCAAACTCAAGTGATGCAATTACTTCATCAGCAACGATTGCATCCTCTTCTGATTTTAATTGTAGAACGATTGGTGTATTATCACCAGTTGCGGTATGTGTTAGTGTAAGTCCTACGTTATGAACGTGTGTCAAAGTAATTTCATCATTACCACCGAATGATAAAACTGCACCGTCATGTTGTAGTTCTAAATCTTGTGTTAGTGTGACATCACCATCTGACCCTATTGATATCGCATCAGTATCAGATGCAGAACCAATGTTACCAGCATCAGCAATGACTAAATTTGAAAGAGTACCAACAGACGTTAAACTTGATGCAGTTACAGTGGATTTTAAAGTATTACCACTTAGTGTACCAGCAGCTGCAGTAACAGTGATTGCACCAGTTCCATCAAAGTCTACACCATTGATTGCACGAGCAGTTGCAAGTGCAGTAGCAGTAGCTGCATTACCAGAAGTATCTTGAGTTCCAGATGTATTGACGCCAGGTAGGTTTATATTTCCTGTGCCGTCAAATGAAACTCCACCTATATTTCTTGCGGTTTCTAATGCAGTGGCGGTGGCTGCATTACCTGTTGTGTCTCCTACGACTAAATCTATTGTTCCGTCTGCATCTTGATAAGTTGCACTAATGTTTGTTTCCGTATTACTAGAAAACATTGCACCAACTGTATCTTGTATTACTTCGGACAAATCAATATTTCCAGTACCATCAAAACTCACACCATGAATTGTTCTTGCGGTTGCGAGTGCGGTTGCTGTGTCTGCATTTCCTGTTGTGTCTTGATTAAGTGTTCCTACAACTAAATCTATTGTTCCATCACCATCCTGATACGTTACGGTGATGCCTGTCTCTGTGTTACTACTGAACATTGCACCAACTGTATCTTGTATTACTTCAGACAAATCAATATTTCCAGTGCCATCAAAACTTACACCATGAATTGTTCTTGC